CAAAGTCGTACGGTATGTCAGATCTCCTCTGACGGAATATGGTCTGAACATCATTGACATCTCCAGAACCTGTTCCAAAGATTTTGTCAAAGTGTGTTGAGTTCAGGAGGTGCGCATACATGCATATGAGCGAACTACACCCGTTCTCCCTCATCTGTCTGATTCTAGAATAGGACTCATTGACAAATGTAGTGCAAGATGTGGTTTCAATCGTGTCAGTCGAGGCAAGGCTAAACTTGATTGTTGGTGACATCGTCTCAAGGTTTGCCATGTAGGCTGAGTTGAGTTCATACATGACATGGCCAGAGGCAGACTTTATGGACAACTCCATGCAGTGCAACCTTTCAGAGACCCTCTCACACTGCCCAAATAGCATGAGCTGAAACTTAGCTGTGGGCTTGGAGAGGTCAGCCGCAATTATTGTTCCTTTGTCATCAGATCCGAGCCTTGTCCTCCATTTGATGCACTGATCTATTGAGAGCTGGTTCAGGCATTCTTTGAAAAGTGCATCTCGCAAACTTATGCATGCAAGGCCTAGAACGCTTGAATTATAGTGTGGGATGCCTTGACACATATTCGAGTGATTGATGAGGAAAGGCTTCCCATCTTTGAGGAACTTCTCTTTGACAGCCTGCATTGCTGGATCTTTGTGCTTCGCTTCCCTGTGTAACATCCACTGTTCAACCATCTTACGTGGGAATTCAATGTGCTTGTTTGAATGTGCAAAGAATATATGTGTGGCAAGTGCTTTCATTCCTGGATGGTCTCTAAAGTGATGCCTGTGAATTTGTGTGAATATGACTGGGATGAACTTCTGGCACCAAACAGTCATATCATAAGATTCTTTCACAACCTGTATTGGGGTCCCTGTCTGGAAAGAAGATGTGACTTCCTCGTAATCTCCCCTCATCATCAACCTTTTATCTCTGCCTTTTGTGAGGATCTCTCTCTTATCTGACTTGCAGAGAAGCCTTGCAACCTCCTCAACGACATTCATCATGATTCGTGCTTTTATGAAGAGAATTATAATCTCTCGGACTCCGCCTATTTGGCCTTTCTTGAAGATTTGGATGAGGATTTTGAAAGCCTTGTTGGCGTTGCCAGAGTACTGCATAACTATGTCGGAGGCAGTCATCAGTTCTTCTTTCTCTAGTATCTCTGCTACAAGCTCAATTGCCTTGCTCCTCACACCGATTTTGGATATTTCCTTCATATCGTTCACATCAATGTGTTCGCAGATTGACTTCACAGAGGCCTTGAATGTTGCATACTCAGATATGGGTTTAGACAGTATCCTCTCAAGCTTCTCAGATGTCAGCCACGACCCAGAATCTGCCATGTTTTCCTCGTGTGCGTCTTGGAGTCTGACTCCAATTCTCACAGCTCTGGAGCTATAGTAGTGACTTTCAGGCTTGTCTGTGAATGCGTGGTTTATGTCCTCTTGCACACTTGTGTGTCCTAAGAAGTAGTTGACTTTTTCTGCACC